GACTCTTGGACGAATTACCTTCTTGGTCCGGGCTACAAACTTCTTTGAGTGGCGATATCTGGAGATAGCCTCTGGATTTCCAGGATGTATGTTCATTGACTGACCAGCTACCCAAGGGGCTCTGCGAGCTTGTTTTGACCATCCGCTACTCATAGACCCGACTGATGCGCCACCGGGTGATAGTTTTGCTTTTGATACTTGAGCGGACCTTTTTCCACTTATTGCCTTAGGCGGTGCTTTAGGTCTAGGGGCTTTGGGAGCTTTACCTTTCGCCACGAGATCCTCCTGCCATTGCTTGCTTAGCATTTTTTCTGTACATGACATTTCTGCAGGTTGGGCAGAACTTAGATGCACCAGAAAAAGCGGCCTCGATAGGAGTCATGAGCGCCCCACATTTAGGACACTCAATGCTTCCGTGGTATACCGTATCGATACTCATGCAAATATAGCCTCTAGCTTAACCTTTTCTTGAACTCCGTTTACTCGTTCTAAAGGAACTCCATTTTTAAATGGTATGAAGGTTGGATATCCGCTTATTCCGTTTAACTCTACAGCATCTTTTTCACTAGCTTCGTTAAGCCAAATAACCTCTACATCAGGATTAGACTTAGTGTACTCTTCCATAATTGGCTTTTGTTTTTGGCAATAAGGACACCAGTCTGCATAAAAATACCAAAGCTCTTTGCTCACCAAAATCCTCCACCTTGTGCGTTTCGTAGCGTGCCTTGATAGCCTGCTTGACCACCGGTGAAGTCTACCCGAGTTGGCTGGAACTCTTCATCCACGTTAATAACATCTGTAATATTTAACGCCCTGGTTCTATAACCAAAGCGTTCTCTAAAAAGCATTACTTGAGGGAGTCGTGGCCGAACAATCTCAGGAAGCGATTCTCTTGGCATAACAACTGAGTTTAAAGCCTGACCAATTAATGCGTCCTGTACGTTGGCAAATGGGCCCATATAGTCATAACGAATGCCCACCTCTTCTTGATCAGCAACTATGCCTCGAGGCTTACTGCGGTCATAGATTGAATCTTGTGAGTTCATTTAGTTCCAAACTGGACGTAGGTGTGAGAACTGCTGACTTATGCGAGGATTAAACTCAGCGGGTACATTTGCAGAAATGTTGGCTTTTCCGTCATTTATAAGCTTAGGTGCTGGGGCAAGGTTCATCTTTGGTGCACTACGAAGTATGTTCATAGTTATTCCACCAGCTACATTCTCTGGGGTAACTCTAGCTTTTAATCTTCTATCTGGGGCTAAACCGGCTGGCCACATGTATTGAGCAGCGTCTATGCGCTCGCCCTTGTGAACTCCTCGTTGATAGGCTCTTTGATTTTGACGATTCTTTAATGAGTCGAGAACAGTGTCTGAAACAGAATAGGGCTTACCTTTATCATCACGACGAGATCTAATTGTTCCAAGGTAGCCATCTGGATATTCGGCTTGTGGAGCTCTACCAACACCTAAACGTAAAAAGTCTAGGTCGCTTCGTGGTACGACCGGTGTTCCGCCACCACCCGTAGTGGTGTACGCACCGATATAACCATTGGCACCTAGGTATTGCCAGTTTTGATGTGACTGAGGCATGCAGTCAGTATAAAACAAAACGGGGACAGATACTTGCTCTGTCCCCGCTTTTATTAAGTTTTGTTGTTACTTCTTAGCTCCAAGGCCGTAAGAGGCGTCCTTTGGGTTAAGGAACTTAGCTGCTGGTCCAACGATACCTGCCAAGAAAGCTGTTGCAAGTACCTTGAGGTCTGTTTCTCCGTTTAGGTATAGAGCCAAGACTGCGGCAGCAGAGGCACGCACCCAGGATCCACCTATGGATTTTAGAGTTTCTAAATCCATTCTATTTCTCCTTGTTCACTAATAGGCGATGAATTTCATCAACCTTGTCTTTAACTGATCCTCCACCGTTTGGTTTAAGTTCAGTTAAATATTCTTTTACTAGTCGCTTTACTAATTTTGTAATTCGAAGCTCTACGACACCTAAGAGTGTTAATGTTCCAAGAACTATGGACATTCCTATTTGAAGATCAGTCATGTATATATTTCCCCAGGAGGCTAGTTGTAAATACTGTCCGTACTATACGGCAGCTTTAAACTCTTGTCCTCTAAAAAGGGTTTTTCCGTCATCAATATGTACAAGCTCTACATGGAAAGATCCTTCTGGCTTATATGTAATGACAGATATTCCTTGCTGCCAATTTTCATAGTAAGTTACCGGACGTCCGTCAATTCCAACAGAACCCTTAACACTTGGTACGGCGCCATCTACCCGGCAAAGACATCCTGGACTAATTGCCATTGCTTTTATCTTACCGGCTCGGTCAAAAGTAGTCTTTGACTGAATCTCTTGACGATGGATATGTCCAAAGACTGTGGAAATATGTGGCATCTCATTTGTGTACTTCATAGCAGTGCTTCCACCGGAGTTTACTTTGTCTCCATGAATTGCTCTAAGGCTGTCGTTAATCCACCACATACCGGCTGGATAGGCATCAATATACTCAATATCTAATTCGTCTAACCTTAAAAGATAAGGCAAGGACATTACCGGCCAAGAATCTGGAACATTTGCACGTCGTAAACCAAAAGCAGCTAATGCATTTGCTTGAACAAACTTTTGCATTCTACGATCATGATTTCCTTCTAATACAACAATCTTTGCATTTGGTGCAGCAGCTCGCTGTTCTCCTAGGAATAGATGTCCTCGATCTATAGCCTGCTGTGTAGTGAATGCAAACGCTGCTTCCTGTTCATATTTTCCTTGTGCAGGAAGATCTAAAAAATCACCAAGATTTACAACTTGATCAACACCGTTTTCATGCTCTAGTGCTGCAGTTACTTGTAAAGCTACATTCATTGCCGCATCATCGTGGAATGGATCTAACTTGTCATCAAACTGTCTAAAACCAATTTGTGGATCTGGAAGAATAACCGCTTGTTTCCAGCCACCAATTAATGCTGGAGCTTTATTAGGTTTCTTTGGAGAATTTATTACTACTGGTTTAGCTTGTTGTACTACCGGCCACTCAGGTCCTTGCTCCCATTTAGGGCTAATCTGAATTCCTACAAGGTCTTTTGTTTGGATTTCTCCATCAGCATCTTTAGCAGCTGTTTGATAAAGACTTACTCTAGTTATCTTACCTACTTCATCTACATCAATATTATTTCTATCTAGTAGATCAGCAATAATTCCTAAAGCTTCTTTGTTTGTTCGTTCATCTTTAAAGCTTTTTACTGCTTCAGATATATTTATGCTGTCTGACATGAACATCCGCCTACTCTATGTTTACGTAACGCCTCATTACTAAATGAGTCTATATTAATCGTTTTTAGAAAAGAAAGAAGCTTTGCTGTTGATACTCCATCATCAAAAAATATTGTGTTAATTTCTTTTCTGTCCTCTTCGTTCAAAGAGTCTACCCACGAACCAACTATACAGCGCTTTTTATCTAGTCCCTGCTGTTGCTTAAAGTCTGCAAACGCTTTGCCGATCATATATTTCTCCCAGTAAAACATAAAGCCGGTATGAGGTAGTTCCCCACACCGGCCTTACTATACACACTTTTAGTAGGACGTGCTATTTCCCGCTTCAAAGTTAGGGTTTGTCCTATTAACTACAGACTTGAACATTCGTCCATTTGCCTGAGTTGCCCCAGCTTCTGGAGAGGTCTGACGCATGTAGCGTGCTCGGATACCGTAGCTTGCGCCGTGAGTATCTGGCACATTCTTTCTAATGCCTACTGGTTGAGCATATGGATCGGTTGCGCCTTTAGCGTTTCCCGTTTTCTTCACAAGCTTACCGGCCTTAGGTGATGCAGATGGTGAGGTAAAGCTTGCACCAGACTTGCCCATTGGGGTACGTCCAGAGTTTGCCATTCCTGCCAATGCCTCATCTGGGCTTGGAATTGATGATTTGGCCATAATTATTCCTTTTCGAGTTGAGATCTCACCTTAAGGGTACTTTAATTAACAAAGATTGTAAAGACAATCGCAGAGATTTGTCCGTCTCTGGAGTCAACAGTGGTAAATCCTGGGATACAGGCTAACCTCATTCCCCGTGGGGCTACGTAACCGCTGGCTATAGCGATGGCTTTTACAGCTTGATTTACAGCTGATGCGCCAACAGCTCGCAGCTTAACCTGTGGAGATTCGTATAAGGCATGAGCAATTGCTGAGCCTACTGACTGAGCGTTGGAACCTGCCCCAACGCGTAAAAACTTTTCTTCTTCTTGTGCCGTAGTCAATTTTTATTCCTTTGGGATCGAATTAGTGTGAGCCCTCAGGAACTAGTATCAGGGTTTTTCCCTATATTTGGGGTCTAAAGTCTTTGTTATTATCTCTTTCTCATACTCTAAATCAGCTATACCGGCAGCTATTCTAGCCAGGGCATATGAGTCGGCAGCGTTGTCATCCATAAACTCTACCCCCCATTTTTTATACACACTAAGGAGTATTTGATTCTTTTTTACCCCTTGTCCCTTACCCGTAACGTACTTTTTTAACATAGCGGGTGGAATTATTAGGGGGTACTTTGCATTATCTTCGTAATAAAGCCAGCACTTTAACTCTATCTTTACTAAGCCACCAAGCTCTCCAGCCATATGGGCCATCTGTGCTCCGTAGGCATATCCTTCCATGGCAGAACCCTTTACATTAGTAGTTCTTTCACCCAATAAGTCCCCAATAAAAAGCTGAATGGCAGATAGACGGTCTACACCACGGCCTGGCGCCTCAAACACCTCAGTATGAAATGTACCTTTTGCAGATAAAACAGTTATAGCAAATCCGCTATATGACTGATCAATGCCCACATATTTATCGCAAGGATCGTCTAAAGATAATCCACCGTCAATTATTTTAGGATTACTTCTTGACACCAAGTAACTCCATCTGCTCATGCACAAGAATAGACAGATACTCTATTGGCCCCTCATTAATTAACGTATAGTCCACGTTATAATAATCCATGTCATGTTCAGAAACGTGATCATTTATTGCAACAACCCCGCTTCGCTGAATTCTCCAGATTTTAGATGGAAGACTACGAATTGCGTCGGCTTCATTTCTAAACCGCACATCAGTTATCACATAATTCTTATCTATAGACATTTTAAACATAGCCCTCTCTACCCAAAAAGTAGAGCCAAAAACCTTACGAGCACCTATCCCTAAATCTTGCAAAAGTCGTCGTACTTCCATCTGACTCTTAGTTATTTCCCAACCGTGCTCTTCTACCATCTCTCGGAGGTATATTCCATTAACTTTAGGATTAAGTTCATAAAGCAATTCTCGAATAGGATCAGCAAAAGCAATCCTCTCAAAGCCAAAATCTTTTACTAATACCGAAGCAACAGTGTCTTTTCCAGTTCTTGCGTATCCAGTAAGCCCGATAATCATGTTGTAAATTTCCTTGTTCTAGCCCTAAATCCAGAGATCTCTGAAGTTCTACGAGTCAACTCTCTGGATACTACCTGAGAATCGCGCTCCACAGTTTCAGCCCTAGTCTCTATAATTTTTCTATAGGCATACTTGGTGTCAACCTCATCCTTTAAAGAGACAATCTCTGGGTTAGCTGCAAGCGCGGCTTTTTGTAAAGTAACTGTTTGTTTGCTGCCCTCTGCCCAGGCCTCAAGCATTAGCTGAGCTTCTCGTGTATCTAAAGCACGCTCTGCTTCTCTCTCATTAATCACAGCAACAGCTCTAATACCGGAGAGATGATCATTCCATTGAGTAAACTGAACAAAAAGATCCATCAACCCCTCATCATCTAGCATTGTTATATCTCTAGGTAACTCGGGTATTTCATACTTAGGCTTTGGAGATAAAGTAAATCCAAGCTCTAAAAGAGATTCTGTAACCTTCCTACTTAGTGACATCAGTTGCCTCCTTGTATGGCTCACACTTTTTGCAGTAACCCCTCTTTGGAGCTACAGAGCATGATGGTGGACGATTATTGTCTACAGCCCAGGCTACGTCAAGTGCAGCATCAAAAAGGTGCGCCACGGAGTCTGGAGAATAAGCTACAGCAAATTCTTTGTAATCTTGATTTGCTTTTAGTTCATATATAAAGACTATCTCGTTTGGTGCTGACTCCAAGATACCCTCCTCAACCATAAGGTGAGCAAGATGTAGATAAACCTGACCCTGCAATATGTGAGAAGGAAATGGATTTCGTATGTTTTTCCAAGAGCTCTCTATGTCGCCGGTAAGTAAGCTGGGCGCCTCCATCCTAATAGTCCCAGTTCCTATTGATTTAATTTCTATAAGAAAGTCTTCTCCTAAACCCTTTATCCAGCCGTCAGAATGACCTGAAATCATGTAACGGTCACTTCTTAGGGGAACTTCTTTATACTTTGCGCTCTTTTTTACATTGGCAGAAAGGTCCCAAGAACCGGTAGACCATAGGCCATATAAAACACCCATATCTCTAAGGTAACCTTGCCACTTAGCGTGGATTGCGTGCCCCTCATCAAAGATAGATTGTTTTCTAAGAGTAGGCTTATCTGAAGTCTCTACATACTGGCCCTTAAGAGCATAGTAAGCAGCACGCTTACACCAGTCGTCTTTTATAAACTCAGAGGGATGTATTACCTTTCGATCACGTGGATCGGCGGGTCTAGAGAGTATGTGACGTTCTACGGCCCCCATCAACCTAGTATCTTTTTTAGTCGCAGATAAGAAGTTTTTTAACTCCGTACTTGTAACCGCATACTTTCTCACTAAGGCTCCCTTTCATCTAACCATTCCTCTAGAGTGTATCCCAGTCTAGTATATTTTCTTTTAAGCGCATTTCTTTCTCGGTGACTCATGCCACCAAAAATTCCATGAAGCTCGTCGTTTTTTATAGCTTCTTTTAAACACTCTTTTCTCACCGGACACTCTGGACGTCCATCCCTACCCCAACAGATAGCCTTAGCAGAATCTGCTATCGGCTTGTACAGTTCCTTGTCTCGTGGTGGAAAAAAGAGTTCAGTGTCTTCGCCACGACACTTTGCCTCATAGCGCCAAGCCCATGGGACTTGATTGTCAATTTCCAATTATTCACCTCGGATAGTATTACGTAATTCAAAGAAATCCTCCTCTCCCAATATCACGTAGTTCTCCCCGTCTAAGTGAATACCTAAGACAGGCATTCGACTGTCTAGTATTGCTTCCTTAGTAATCTTCTTAAGAACTTCGGACTTTATGGTTACTTGTTTTTTACCCGTCCACTTATGCTCTATTAATAGATCATCGTTTCGGACGTCACCCTTCCGTGACCAAAAAGCTCCAGACGCAGCTGTACGCTTACCATCAACTAGTTTGGCTAGTCTATTCTCATGTTTTCTAGACTGCTTTTGTCCCTCAGTCTTCATCCACTGAAGTCATTTCAATCAGAGGACTAGTACGTAGCGAGTCAAGAACAGCCTTGCTTATCTCTTGAGCAAGATCAATCTCTTCACGAAGAGAGTCAATCAATGCTTGAGCTCCTTGCCATTTGCGGTCCTTGTAGTACATCCAGCCACCTCTTCGCTCAACGATGCCGTTGAGTAGGGCCAAAGCCACAATTTCCTTGCCCTTATCATACCCTCCTTTATCAATAACTCCTCCATCCGAGAAGTAGAAGTCAAGATAAGCAGTCTGCTGAGGGGGGAAAGTCTTGTTTTTAATGGTTCTTACGCGAATAGTTTGCCCAACACGTCGCTTATCTTGCCCAGTACCGACCTCAAGCCATTCGTCTCTCTTGACTTCACAACGGATTGAATAAGCGTAATCTTTTCCAAGTCCACCCGGCGTAGTTCGCGGATCTCCATGCATTACTCCGATCTTCATTCGGTACTGGTTAATAATAATTCCAAGCATGGGGCGCTCGGCCTCTACCAAGTCTCGTTTTGTTGCTCCTCCCACTTTTCTGAAAAACTTGTTGGTGATAAGGGCTCCTCGTCCAACAGTAAATTCATCCATTGTTTTTTCATCTTCTGCGCTAGGAACCAGG